ATTGTTCCACCACTAAATGTTCCACTACTAGGGAGAGCAGTAAAACTAGAAATTACAGATGTTCCACCATAATATCCAGCACCGTGTGAAACTGAGCTGGCTGCAACTACTGCTGAAAACCAAAACGGCTTAATTCCTGTTGAGTTAGTGGCATCAATGAAAATAAAATGTTCGGTAACAATTCCACTACTGGCACCACATGTTACAACAGAGTCCATAGCAGTTGCAACTGCATCACCATTTGCTGCATAATAATTTGAACCTGTATCAGCATTCATTCTAAATTTAAAATTTGCAGTATTATTCATTGTTACGCTATCAAGATGAACAAACAAATAATTGTAACCTGATAGTCCTGAAACTTGAGTTGAGGAACCACCTAATGAGGTTCCACCAGTATTTATTAAAGTATAAGTTTTTGTTCCTGCAGTAGCAGTAGCCCAACTTGGCACTCCACCTGCAACAGTTAAAACTTGACCAGTTGTTCCAATACCAAGGCGTGCTGGAGTAGATCCGCTAGAAGAATAAATTGTGTCGCCTGTAGTAGTCATTGGGTTAGTCATGCCAGTTGTATCTAAGTTAGCCCAAGCACTGCCAGTGTAATATGTTGTTACATTTGTATCTTTAAGATAAGCAAAGTTGCCTTCTTGTGGTGATGTAACTGCGGCATCTCTAGCTGCGGCACTGGCGAATACCCAGACACCTTGCATTAAATAACCATCTACATCGGCTGCGGTTAATACCTCGCCTGTAACGAAGTCCTTAAAACCTAATCCTGCTGCCATCTTTACTCCTTAATAACTGAGGACATTATAGTCTAAAGTGCCATAAATCGTATCATTTAGGATAAATGCGTCGATAACGGGTTCTAGTGTTGTGAAGGTAGTACGCCAACTATTCGGTGTTATATTCATACGTACACCGAAAATCTGAAGTGTTTTTTCTAGGGTAGATCCGCCAGGTTGCGTGGTGATTACCTTTATCGGATCGAAGAAGTCTAGGTCTAGGGCTGCAATGATGCCTGTATTGTAATTAGCCGTGTATAGGTCAAGGACTATCGAGTCCACTCTGATACTGGTTTCTGCTCGGCTAGCGACATAAGCCTGGGCATAATCAAGTGCTACCGCATCGCTCTGCATCAATAGGTTGTCTAAGAAGTAGCTGTGTAGGAAGTACTTATCAATGCTTGCTTGATTTAGGGCTACCTGGGGACTACCGCCTGATCTCGTAATTGTGGCTTTATTAAATATAAGTACATCGTTAAGAATCCAACTGGCATCAAAGTAAACAATACCCGTGCCGTTATCAGCAAAGATTGTGGGCGTACCGCCAATAGAACCAGCTGTTACATTTCTGTCTTGGAATACAAAGGAGCCAGCAGCGTCTACGTATAAAGCCCCATACTCTGACGTGGCTACGGTAGTCAAGGCGGCTAAGGCTGTGCGGTTGGTACCAGGGTCTGCCTGCATAGTGGTAAGCCCAGCATCTACGTCACGCATAGAACTAGGCCAGTCAATTTCATCTAATATCTGATTAATACGAGTGCCGCTTAAATTGCCAGCGCTCGCACCTGCCACCGTACTGATCTGCGCTACCTGGGCCAATCTGAACGCATCCACTGCCTGGATAGTGGTGATGGCTACCGTGTCATCGGATTCGCCAGGGTAGGTAGTCACATAGCTTGTAATAAACCCTGAGAATATAGGATAAATAACATTCCCATAAGTAGCAGTAATCTGCACCTTCTTCATGGGTGTTAATAAATTATAATACGGTCCGCTGACGTTCTGGGGATTAAAGTCGCCATTTTGATCGACAATACGTAAAGTCAGTGCGCCTGTTTGGAATTGATCGGATAGGGCAGTGCGGCCTCGGTTAGTTTCTATGCGGTTAATTTGATTTGATACATCTACGATTACTGCTGCCGAATCTGCTAATACGTTTGTGTCTAATATACCTGTACCCAATATAAGGGCCTGGGCAAAACTAGGCCCCGTGCTGAAGTTAATTACTGCATTAATTACAGGTACGGTCATACTAAGAATCCAGCAGGTACTGTGGAATAACCAGACCTGGTTGCCACCTGTATGCTTTCTGCTATTGCCTGACTTAGTTTATCGCTGCCACCATCTATAGTAAGTCTAATATCCATAGGCCCTTGTGATGATGCACGTTGAGCGTTATTTTGGTTTAAAAATTGATTTATGCGTGAGTTCAATTCTTGAGTGGATTCCAATGCCACCTTGTTTTCAAATGCAGCTATTTTATCGTTAGTAGCTTGGGCTGTAGATAATGCATTAGAATAGGTCGGGGCCGCCCCTGCCTTTGATGTTGTTACTCCACCTAGTGAGGCTATAAACGATGCTATTTGAGCGTTAAGGGCTCGTACCATTTCCAGCGCTGTGCTTTGTAAGTAATCATCTATCTTAGTGTTTAATGTTTTAACTTTGAATAATGCAAAGTCCTCTAAAGACATACCTGCTAGCCGAGCCTGTTCGGCAAGTTTTCTTAATGCCTCTGATGCTTCTAGTTCGGCTAATAGTTTCTTAGCCATAGCCTCGTTATTGTCTAGGATTGCTAGTTGTGCCTTCAGGCGTAATTTAGTTTCTTCATCGGTTGCTTGATTAAGAGCAGTAGTTAGGCCTATGCGTTCTAGGTCAAACTTCTTCTTTAATTCTTCTACGTTCTTATTCTCAATAGCGTTCTTCTTTGTAATTATATTATATTCTTCTTTACGTGCTTTAAGAAGTGCTTGAGAAGTACGCAGGTCTGGTATGCCTGAATAACCACCTACGTTTGGTTTACCAGGAGCATTACTCTTACCTATATCGTAACCAATTAAGGCTAACGCCCCACCGATAATTAGTTTTTTAGATCCAAATACAAGGAAGGCTAAAGCGCCTAACAGTTTACCTACATCGCTATCTGCAAACTTTTTAACTTCGCCTACTAATAAACCTAAGCCTCGAACTGTATCGGCAATAGCCAGAGCAAACTGATTCATAGAGTCTGTTGCTTCATCTATTGAATTATCTTTAGCCAGAGCGCTTAAAGCATCTATTAAACCTTTACCTATAATCTCTGTAGCATCAGCAGCAGCTACTTTTAGGCTATCCATTTTGCCAGCGTAAGTATCTAATCTGGCTAAAGCCTGGCCTGCAAATCTTTTTTCCAGTGCGGCCATGATTTTATTCATGTCACCAGTGGCAATTATATTGGCATCTATACCAGTGTTTAATCCTTTAATAGCCTTTGTTTGCCCTCGGACTCCAGCTGCTATTGCGCTAATTACCGTTTCTAAACTAGCGCCTGTACCAGCACTAACATTTAGTGCAGTTTCTAAAGCCTGTTGACTAAGAGTGACCGAGCCAGTGGCGTTGAGTAAAGTCTGAAAGGCTGGTCGTAACTGATCATCTAATACCTTGTATAAATTCTGTAGGCCTGCAATATAGGTTTCTACTTCGGTTACCCTGAATGCATTGCCTGTGTTTTGTAACTGAACGGCTAACGATTTAGCGGCCTTCTCATCGGCTGCAAAAGCATTCACAGCCTTTTTGCCAAAGGCAACTAATGCTGTCGTAGCAAAAACACGATTAAAAGTCTTGCCTAATTTTTGTGTTTGTTTATCAAAAGCAGATATATCTTTCTGACCTTTTTTAAGAGCCTTACCGTTCCAGGTGGCCGCCGCTGCGACGAATATATTGGCCATTACGCAGCCTTTTTAATTGCTGTTTTGCGTGTGAACTCCACGGCTGTATTGTCTATCGCTTTTAATATAGCTTCATAAACTTTGGTGCTATCTTCGGCCCAAGCCTTGTAAACTAAACGACCCTGCATTTTTCTTCCACCACGGCCAAGTTGCCCAGGTACTCTTTTAGGCTTTGTAACTGGAACCAATTGTGCAATAAATTGTTGGCTGGCAAATGGATTATTAGATTCATAATCTTCTAATGATTTACTTTTAGCAGATTTTCTTACATACGTGCCACTACCTTCATGCTTAAATGTAAATGGTGCTCGCCCTTGTGGGTTTAATCTTCCTGCGGTTTCATAAATAGAGCCGCCCCTGCTAACGTTGTAAACATATTGGCTTACTTGCCAGCCGTTTTTCAAAACTTTATTTTTGCCAGGATTATAACCAATACCTGCTTTAGCCACGCCGCTATCAAACTTGGGGAATGGTTTATCAACATTAGAAGATAATGGTTTAGACCATCCTGATAACACCTGGCTATTTGATGGCACATAACTTCTAGCTTTATCCGCAACCTGCCTCATCAACGGGTCTATTGCACTGCTAACTCTTATTCTCAGGTCTTCATCAATAAAACTTAAACCATTTATGACATCTTTAACGCCTACGACCTCGACTGGCATTTTTGATCTCCTTGGCTCTATCGCTTAGTACCTGCACGATTGCTCGCAGCATTTCTGGGTCCATGTTAATGAACTCATTAGGCGCAATTCCAAGTTCTACAGACAGGCTGGCTATCGTGTAGAGCGTAGAATCACGCTGAACTATTTTTTTTCGTCGTCTAATACCTCGACAGTTTCTAGACTGTCTATAAACTCGGCACCAAATATAGGTACAGTTATGTTAGCCCTACGCAAGCACTCGTGCGCCAAGAAGTAAATCTCGGTCTGCCTTTCGTGGTCGCGTAGGACTTTGCTAATACCTGCTTGATACTTTAACTCGAAAGCGTACTCGACACCTGGCGTTATCTTGTGTTCTGTGACTTCGCCATTAGCCCTTGTTATCTTTAGCTTTGCCATTATTGCTCCTTAGTTATGGTGTTACGTCGACTACTATAACTGAATTACAAGTAAATGTAATGCTTTGAGTAGAAATGTCGCCTACAGATCCGTTTAGGTCCTGTGTGTTATTTACTAGCACTGTAGTTTGATACTCAGGATTAGTAGTGCTAATTGCTGCGCTTGAGCGCTTGATCACTAGTGGCACTGTTGTACCCCATGCTGCTGCAAGTGTCGCAGTAACTGCGTTAGCACCTGATGCTGCTGTATCGTTGAGCAGTTCCAATGTTATTGTCGATGATTCCAGTCCCTTTGTAAATTTGTGGCTGGAGTCTCCCATCGCTGTTACTTCCAGTTCATCAAAGCTGCGGTTAATTGTGACACCTGTAACTACGCCTGAAATGTCGACGCTGTTAAGGGTAACAACCGCACCATTGCTTAGAAATACGGCCATTATTCTTCCTCTTCTTTCTTTAGAGCAGGTTTCTTAACCGCTGCTGGTGGTTCGGTAATCTGGCCGATTCTAGCCAGAAATCTAAGGTCTTCTTCGGTAAATCCTTTGTAGCTCATGTTAACTCCAACTCGTGAGGATTGATACAGTAATCTCAGAAACCAGAAGATCGCCACTCGCTGCGGCAATCATCGCTGGCGCTGAAATACTAGAGATGTTCATTTGGTAAGTAGCAGCAGCTAGTTTTGTAACTACTGCTAAAATATAATCTTCCATGCCAGCCAAGTTGCCCTGGTTATCTAACGCTGGCTTTGTTATCAGAACTTTAAAGTTTGCTAATGGATTGACGCTTACCTCGTCATTATTAGAAGGTACGATGTACGGATCGCCAGGTGTGATAACGACGCTGTTGGCGAGTAATGTTGGTGGTGGGTAAGCAAAGACCGACCATACGCCAGCGTTTGTTAATGTGCTTGCTAGGGTTGATCTAAGTGTAGTTATTGCTGCTGGCATTAGCCCACCAGAGATGCTGGACTTGAATACGGCTGGATGAGGCCTCTGACCCTGTTAATGAGCTGGTATCCCATACGATAAGGACTTGCAGATACCCCATCCATACCGACCCCACCAGTCTGGCTGACCTGTCTGGATTGCCAGACGTCAACTGCCACTATCATTGCGGCTTCTCTTATGGCTGGGGTTGTCGCGTAAGATTGGGTCTTATGGTCTGGACCTGTGGCTAGTCCGTAAGGTAATACTTTATGGAATACTTGATTAGCTGCTGTTTTGTTGTACTGCACAAATGAGTATCCGTTCGGATAATTAACTTGTCCGTAGTTATACATAAATACTGGTATTAAACTTGTTGTGCCGCTTGTTGGCGGTATTGTGCCTGTAATTGTGTGGGTGCCGTTAAATGTAGCACCGCAGCCAGTAACCACTATTGATTGGGTTGCTGCAAAGGCATTCGGATTGGCAAGCATAATAGTTGCCACGTTATCTTGTAGTGCTGTGCCTACTACTGGCGCAGTGTTAAACCAAAGATACTGATTGATCAGGTCTTCTGAGGTTTGGCATACTTCTTCGACAGTTGCATCGGAGTAGAGGGATCCAATACCGAGGTTTGCCCTTAACTCGGCCATAGTAACGTATGCGGCTGCCATCTCTACTCCTCTGCTAATAGCTCTCTGGGGCTAGGGCTACTAAACCCCAGAGATTATTTATTTAATCGGTTTTATCAGGTCTTCTTGAACTTCAAGATTCCGTTAGGCATCTTGGCAAGTGTTGCCATGTATCCGTAGATCGCAACCTGTACTTGTAGGTTGGACACTACATTTACGCTCATGAAATTCTGGGCTGACCGATAAACTGTGAAAGCCTCTGGTGCAAGGATAACCGCAGAATCATCGTCGAATGTGGTAGCTGTGAAGTTCTTGTCTACGTATAGATCAAGTCCAAGCACATTACCGCGAATAGATCCTGTTGATACCTGGCCAGCCGCATTCATAGGCTGTAAAGCCGTGAATACTGGTCGCTTTGTTGTGTCTTGAGCAGAAATCAATGCGCCCCATTGTGCTGGGTTGGCAATGTAATTCTGTGCAAAATAACCTGTGTTTGTGTAAATGGTACGTGCGCCTTCTGCGGCGAATGCAACAATTCCATCAAGGTCAGCAGATGTATTTGTGCCGTTAGCAGATGCTTGGATCAAAGCAGCTAATACTGTCTGATCTAAGCGCTTCAAATATGCATATTCAAGTTGCTTTGTAAGCTCGGCATAAAAGTTAGGATCTGATCTCTCGAGCAACTCGACTGATAGTGTATTCATACCTGAGTACTTAGACACTGTTGCTGTTAAATATTGAGTTTCCATTCCTGTATTTTGTACTGCTCCAGCCTCGGCCTCGACAGTTACTTCTGGCGCTACACCAGAACCCCCACCAACGCTAGTAACAAGTGACGGCACTGAAATTGTCATTCCACTTGTTGGGAGTGTTCCTTGTGAACACGCATCAATTGCTGGAGTTCCAAATCGAGTGTTAGTTACGAACTCGCTTAGATATTGTGTTGGGTTGAATGCTGGGTTAGTAGCAAATGAGTCATCGGCAGCTGTTACGTATAGCTTTGAGTCTTCATTACCTAGAGCGGCTTTAATCTTATGCTCTGTGTATGCAGCCATTGAAGTAATAGGCGTGCGGATAGTTGTTTGAATAAGTGGTGCTGTAATAATTGGGCGTGCGGCTTCTACTGTAGGAGTAGCAGCCTCTGCCTTTGCTTCTTGTGGCTGTGTTGCTTTGTCTTCCACAGGAGCCTCGCTTTCTGTTGATTTGGTTTCTGTCTCTGCTTCGTTTTCACTAGCAGCAACTTTGGTTACTTGCGCAGCCGAAAATGCTGGCGATTCGACCAGGCTTACTTCGCGGAGGGTGGCGCTTGTTACGTATAGATACTCTTTCTTTTGCACTGACTTGTTTACGTCTACACCTACTGAAAGGCCGTCAATTAACTGCTCTCCTGCAAGGATGAGTGCATCTTGGCCTTGCATGCTTGCGCTAATTTTAAAGGAGGCGTAAATGCCATCTTCGGCTTTGTTAAAGTTTTGCATGCGGCCTATTGGCTTTTCTGGCATGTGCTGCATAAGCATTTTTACTTTGCCAGGATCGCCAATCTCTATGGAGTTCTTAGCAAATACCACTTTACCGACTGAAGTGTTGCCCACTTCTTCGTACGGCACGATCTTGCCAGCGATAATCCTGCGCTCGCCGTCTGCGCTTTCTATTTGACTACTGAATGTAAGTTTCATCGTTACTCTCGCTTCCTTCTGGGGTCATGTCTTCCATTTCTTTAGCTGTGTCTAGGTCAATTAGTCCCAGGGTTAGCATCTTCTCTATTGCTTCTAGTCTCTTCATTGTGTCTGCGCGTAAGAAGGACTCCTCGATTGCGAATTTAACAACATGGCCTCTTGGTGTTATGTCATCCATGCTAAGCCTGTCCTCAATCGCACAAATGAACGGTTGTAAAGAGTAAGCAACGAATTCTTTACGGCCATCAATAATGTTCTGGTATGTCATACTGTTATTCATGTCGGCGCTGATCATGTAGGCTGGAATATTCATGGCCCTGGCTATTTGTGTACAAAGGTACTGTTGCGCCTCGTTGTACATCATGTCTTTAGGGCTAAATCCTGTAGTTTCATAAGATAATGTGCTAGTGAGATACGCAGTACTTCTATTTAGTCTGCTTTGCTTCCATTGCGCTAGTAATCCAGATACTTGTTGTTCTGGAAGGTCCGCACCTGTGTTCTTGATATAGCCCGACGGCATTGGAGTTTGTGCAGATACGGCTGCGGCCTTTTCAATATCTAATGCGCTTTGAATAGTGCGAGCAGCGGTTTGTAATACGCCTTGTGTGAGTCCCTGGAATGTAATAAGTGAGCCAATACCAGTCATAGGCGACTCAACACCATCTACATAATACTGACTGACCTCAGTGCCAAACTTATTAGTTGTAAATGTAACTCTGTTGTTAGCAATCCATTCAAATCTTGATGGTCTTAAATCGTCGGCATACAATTCCGTACAGCGCCAGTAAGCGATTCCGTAGAAGAGCAAACTATCGACGGTCCATGAGATAGTGACGGATCTTGGCTGCCGATAGTCTGGCTGTTCTAGCCATACGGGAGATGCTAGCTCTTCGCCTGTAGATTTTTTATATAACTCTAAAGGCAGGTACGAGATTACCCCAGCTATTAAGTTTCTGCAACGGTTAACCGCAGGTACTTGCATGGCGAAGTTGCGATCTAATCCGCCAGGGAAGTTCCCAACGCCTGTAGTAAATGAACCATAGCCATAAGCTGTGTCCATGATGGCAGGGGCGTATTGCGCTTGAACGGAATCAGTTTTTTTATTTATACCCAAAGCAGACAATAGACCCATATTGTCATAATATACTATAAAACGGACTAATGGTGCAAGTTAGACAATAATCTGGGCGGTTCTTTGTGGTTTAGTTAATTCAGACGCCACCATGGCTAAACTAATAGCAGCGGTTACATCGCCTGCGGATTTACGCCTAATTATGCGCCAGCCAGCGTCATTTGTTTTAGCTGCGCAGTTGTTTAGGTGTTGTACTAAATCTGCCTGCCCTGAATGTACTAAACGTTGATTTGCTAAAGCATCAGATAGGTCGCTGCACGCCTGGTAGAAAGCCTGGCCCGATACATCTTGCATGCGCCATCCGCTTTGCTCTAATTTAGAGGCTAGGGTTTGTGTAGCGTACTTGTCATAACAAATAATAGTCGGATGATACTTCCTGGCCCACTCATTTATATCACTAGCCATCCTAGTTTCATCAACAGCTACTTCGCTAGACCATAACTGCATTAAGCCCACTGCTATCTTGCCATCTTTTATTTGGCCAGCAACTAAAGCGCCCGATCTCCTAGTAGGAGCAATATCAAAGGCCATTATTGTCTGTGGGCCAACGGGTAATTCTAGGTTGCTATCACTACACGACTCAATAGAACCATAAACCCAGGGGCTGACCGCGCTATCTACCCACTGGCAAAGCATCTCGGTGCGCGTGGCTTCTACGCTATTAGTATTAACCGATTCTTCTAGCGTTTGCTCGGTGATCAGGTGTCCAAGCGCTGGGTTGGCCATAGTCCAGGCTTTGCGGTCGTGTATTTTACAATGCTGTGGTGCGCTGTACTCGTAATAGCCTAGATTAGCTGGAGGGTAGGACATACACCGTTCTTTTAGATCGTTTAGTACTTCGCTAAACCCATCACCAGCATTACTTGTCATTAGGGTCATGGCATTTGGCCTAGCTCGCGTAACAGGAAGCGCTGCGGTAAACGCCTCTTGCGACCATTCTCTAAGTTCATCAAGATAAAGGAAGTCGGCGGTCTTTCCACGAGGTGCGTCTCTTGTAGCTGCTGCAATTTCATACCTGGCGCCGTTTAATAGCGCGATAGACTCCTGGCCGTTTGCTAATCTGATCTGGCGTACTTGCTTAGATAGGAATTCGTTATCTTCTATTGTATAAGCCACTTGCCTAAAGGTATCAAGCGCCATGTTACGGTTAGAGGACATGCCTAGTACGTTCTTACTGCCCCACAGGAAGAGATGGCTCAATATGAGCATACGAGCTAGATGAGTCTTACCATTCTGTCTGGCAACCAGCACCAGCGCCGACTTCTTTAGAAATGTACCGCTTGCGTCTACCGATAAAAGGTCATCGAGTACCCAGCGCTGCCAGGGAATAAGCGGAAGGTTGATTTTCTCGGCTAAATCCGCTACCTCCTGCGCCTTGCTAGCTGTCTTTAATAAAGGCGTGTGGATTCTAGGCTGCGTACTACCTATTAGTTCTAGCCCCCTCTTGATGGGGATAACTTCTGCATCTTTACTCGTCACTTTGTAGCCCTTCTGGTCGGATAAACGGTGAATCTGGCACTGAACTGATAGTACTAGGGAGAGATGAGCCTTGAAAGACAGGGGGGGTAGCCGTCTGTGCTAAAAAAACGCCCTCATTGAGCGCACCTTTGCGTAGATTGCATGACTTACATAGCACACGAAGATTATCTAGGCTGTGGTCTCCGCCTGCTTTGCGTGGGATAATGTGGTCAATGTGCATCTCGCCCTCATCTGTACCACACAATTGACAAGCTCTACCATCACGCATGAACACGCGCTGTCGCTGTTCGCGATAACGCCTACTGTTCAGCTTGTCTAATGCCATCCCTTAGCCTTCCAATGTTCATAAGCCTTGCAAGGCGTTGAATACCTATGCTTAATGTAGCGTAAGCCCCACTCTACTTGCTGTATTGGTGTAGCTGTTAATAGCCATTTAGATCTACCTTGTGGAATACCTGCATGACTACCATTAACTGCTTTAGGATTCCA